AATGTACTGACCCGTTAAATTGCAGAAATGTATGTTCTGGTGTGATTGTATTTAGAAATAATAAAGAATTGTATAACATATTTAACTACGAAGACAAAGACGTATTCGCCCATTTAAGCGATCAACATTATTTACAATCTGTATTAAACAATTGGAGAATACCTTTTTTGACGATGCCACGAAATATGTTTCCAAATGGATCTTATTATAGTGATTTAAAAAATAAAGAGATTGAATTTGAAGAAAGTAATATTCTAATTCATTTCAATTATATGGTAGGACATGAGAAGAAACAGTCAATGAAACTACAGCGTCTATGGTTTATAGAATGAAATTGAATAAAATAATTTTATAATTATATTTTATATAGTATAATTATAATGCCATTTAATTTTGTATCGATTGGTTTAGGAATATCTTTTATTATGCATGGAATTCATTTTTTTAACAGTTGGATGAATAATCGTACGAAAATTACAAATGCTATTGCAAATATTGAAAATGAAGCGATTACAATTAAAGATGACGTTAAAGATATCATTCAAAATCCATCTTTAGAGAATATAAATAAAGATGTTATAGATATAACAGACAATGTCGGCAATATTGTGTCGAATGTTGAAACAATCGAAAAAACAATTATAGATATTGAAAATACAAAATGATGATAATTAATCTGAGAACAATATTGAATAAGTTGGCTCATTAATTGCTACTATCTTCTCCGTGAATAGATTTATAATACATGATTAAATAAACCATAATGTCATAACATTATGTTTTATTTAATGGATTATAGTCTCTATCCATTTTTAAATGACATCTATTGCAATCATCATCATCATTAACATCATTGTCAGTATTTACAAAACCAATCGAAACAATAAATGAAATACAAATAGATTACTGATAAATTTGAACCAATTATAGATTAATATATAATAATAAATTAATGGGAAAATGCATGTCATGTTATTGTTTCAATAACGAAGAAATCCAAATGAAAACACGGCGAGAAACGATTGCGAAGATGGATAATAATACAATTCAATTAGATATAGAAACATTTGATGATGAAACATTTGAAGAATTTTTAAAGGCATATGAGATTGAAACAAAATATGGTGTAACAAAACTTGATTTATCAAGCCGTAGCAATTCATCGTCTTTATTGAAAGATATTAGTCCATCAATAAAAAAAATAAAAGAAGAAAATCCATTAGAAAACACATTAGAAAACAAATTGAAAGACACATTGAAAGATGTGTTAGAAAACACATTGAAAGACACATTGAAAGATATGTTTAAAAATACAGTTGAAGATACTTTGAAAAATATGTTAGAAAGCTCTTCTCAATTTCCAGTTAGTGAGCGCCTCATGCAGGTAGAAAAAGAAGAATTGGTTTTGGACGAGGAAGACGAATATGAATTAGAAGAATTGGAAGAAATAAAAGAAGAAATAAAAGAAATAAAAAATCAAACTGCTTTATTAAACAATAATGTAAATGAAGTATTTGAAAGTCCGACAACTATAATATATAGACACGAACAAGCAGAACTTACAAAATTAATGAGATCACTATCAGCCAAAATATATATTGATGCATGAGAACAGTAATGCTTTTACTCGTATTTATTTATATTTATTTATATAATTTATGTCATAAAAAAACTTACAATTATGAATTATTTAGAGCCCGATCAGTTGAACCAAATCCATTTTCACCTCTATCAGTTTGTGATAATTCAGAAACTAATTGAACTGTAAATGGGCTTAAATTTTCAGTGCAAATCTGGACCATTTTACTCATATGTTTGATAACATTTTCATCATTGTCAAAGCATCTAAATTTAGCAATAATAGGACCACGATAATTAGCATCGATAATACCAACACTATTTGCTAACATAAAATTAGTATTAGAGATGGAACTACGAGGATATATGTAGTAAGGAGCATTACGACCAGTTTCATTATTCACCATTTCACATTTAATTTTAAAATCAACCTTATCAACCTTGAACAATTCAATACGAACGTCTTGAGGAACAATTAGATCTAAGCCGCTATCAGTACTATATGCACCACAAAATTTATTATTTTTATTCATATAATATTCGGCACAAAAGTCAGGAATATCAACATCCATTTTAATTTTGAGTGTATATTTTGTTCTAGGAACAATAACATTCATATTAGAATTGCTAACAATATTATTAGGAAACAATGAAATATTCATACTATGTATATATGATATATATTTGTAATTGGTAATATTCAAATATAAAAAAAATCAATTTTTTTGTTCTATTGTGATTGGAACAACCTTCACATCACTTGATTCACCATGTTTTGTTTCGTAACACTTACAACAAACCACATATTCACATCCATCACAACATTTATTTATAATGATATTACAACATACAAAATCACATTCACAAATTTTAATACAACATCTTGCAAATGGAAGACAACATTGGTCTGTAATATAATTAATTATTAGACAAACAGGACTACATATATTTGATAAACAATTACAAAATTTTTCACAAGGTTTGCATAAACAACAAATAGTACAATCAACGCATTTGTCTAAACAAGAGTCCAAACAAGATTGTTCTTTCATGGCTATAGACGGAGGACACGACTCATCAATATTAGACAATTGAATTTCTATCATCATATTATATATATTAATTATAAACTTTAATATATATGATATAAATAAATCAATTTTTTTTATAGATTGTTTTTCTCGAATCTCTCAATTCATAATACGAATTAGAATCCATAACGAGTTTAATATTAGGATGAATGTATGTAAGATCTTCATTAAAAATATTATCAACATCTTTTATAATACTATTTTTTTTATCATCATTATTTCTTTTCAAACATGACAATTTGATTCCCATTATATTATAATCATATAAAAAAAATTAAACTTGCGTATAATTTTTATTTTTTTTTCCAAAGAAACAACATATTTTATTAAAGAAATTAATTTTGAAACATGTGGGAGTCTTTTTTTTATTTGTAACAATATAATTTGCATCATGAACTATATATTTATCCATAGATGATTTACGGAACCGTGTATCAGATACATCCATAATATAATATAGGTTAAGATTTAAAAATTATATAAATATTTTAGATCAATATTCACAACAGAATATGGATTGTCATTTGAAGTCGATGCTTTAATAATATTTTTAATACATTGTTTTTGATGAGGTGGAATCATAAATTTTTCCATATTTTCAATATCAATAAGATCATTATTTATAGGAATTGAATCAAATATATAATAAATTTCGTTAGTTGGTTCCATCATAATTATATGTATATATGTGTATATAATTATTATATAACTAAATTATTATATAATAATATTATTAATTTTTATTAGAAATTAAATGGATTGAAAGGAACATAAAATGGATTAATAGGTGGTTGATAAAAATGAACTGGTTGAATAGGATGCATTGGATAAACAGGATTGACATATGATGGATTGAAAGCTGGATTAAAAGTAGGATTAAAAATAGGGTTAATGATAGGATTAGGTTGATAAATTAATGGTGGTTGGACGATAGATGGATTTTGGTAATAGGTGCCAGTTAATGGATCAAAGTTCATATAATATATTATATATAAGACTATATATAAATTTTTAAGTGTTTGTAAAAAATAAAAATAATATAAAGTTTCAAGAAATAGATAAGGTTAATGGATGAATTAATAGAACTTGGATTTCAGACTGGTTGTTGGTATAGATTGTTTAAAGAGGATGGAGATGATTATGTTATATGTCGTACAGGAATGACCCATATTAGTTTCAAGATAGATTGCAGTAATATTGAAGCAAAAACTGAAACAGAAATGATGGAAGAGATGGGAAGTTATTTAGAGTTGCATAAAAAGATAAATAGGAGGAAAGATAAGGAGCATCAATCAGTATGGAACATTATAGGATATTGTGGGACGATGTTTTTGGATTGGTTGGACGAGTCGAAGAAATATATAGATAGTAACAGTGATAGATCAGATAAAAAGTTAGTAATACAGATATATATAGATGGAATAAAATTAATAAAAGAAAGTCTGAATGAAATATTGAATTAAAGAATAATAAATAAATTATTTTATTTATTATTTTATAAATATAGGTATGAACGAAGAGTTATTGAATCCAATAAATGAAAGAATAGAAGAACAAATGAAACCATTTAAATTTACTAGAGAGATATTAGATGAAATGGAAAACGTATTTTTAAAGAATGATAAATATAATAGAGCGACAGTAAAAATAGTAATAAAAGACAACAAAATGGAGTATATTAGAGATACATCAGCAACGGACACAAGAGTAACAAACATGATAGAGATGTTTAAAAAGATGTATGATTATGTAATAAAAAACAAAAAAAAGTTATTAGATTGTACTATATATGTATTTACGCTGGATGTATATACGTATGAGTATCAACATCTACCTTTTTTTGTAAGATCGAGACCGTCAAACCGTACAGGAATATTGATACCGGACGAGAGTTTTGTAATGAATGATATAAAAGGAGTGAATGTGGATTGGGATCAAACGAAAGATATAATAAAATCGAATTGTAATTTAGAGAAATATGACAAGATAAACAAGTTATATTTCAGGGGTTCGAACGCAGGCGGAGATAAGCATAATATAAGAAAGTTGTTAGAGAAGGAGAGGAAGTATAATACATTTTATGACATAACGATCGGACAATATTATGTACCATTTTATGAAGGTTGTAAATATAAATATTTATTAAATTTACCAGGACAACAACCTTGGTCTACAAGATTTAAATATTTGTTATTGATGAAATCATTGGTTATTCATGTTGGTTTAATTCAAAATTACGAATTCTCTCAAAATAGTAGTTGGCATACATTTTATAGTATATTATATAAAAAAGATGTGGATTATATAAGTATTAAATATGATTGGTATGAAAATGACGATGATAAAAATAAAAAAAGTTTAAACAAATTAGTAAATGAAATTCGTGAAACATATGTATATTACGAGGATAACCCAGATGCATATGATAAGATGGTTGAGAGTGCGTATAAAAAAGTGAATATGATGTCATTGGATGTAGTATATGAATCATTATTTATGGTAATAAATGAATATGCAAAAAAATTTAATTAAATAAAAAATAATAGATATTTATTATTTTTATTTTATAAATAATATGTATGGAGGAACAATTATTAAAAGATATAAAAAATAATATTGAAGAATATTTAAGTCCATTTACATTCAATAAAAAAATATTAGATGAGATGGAAGACGTGTATTTAAAAAATGAAAAATATAATCTAGCAATTCTAAAGGTGATAGTAAAGGATATGCAATTCGAGTTTGTGAGAAGTTCAAATACATCGAATAGAATAAATTTGATGATAGAATTATTCAAAAAACTGCACGAGTATATAATAAAAAATAAAAAAAAAATATCTAACTGTGTAATGTATGTTTATATTGCAAATGTATATACATATGAATATCAAAATTTACCCTTTTTCGTTCTATCAAGACCTAAAAATAGAACAGGTATTATTATACCAGATGATTCATTTAGTGGATACGATGTTAAAGGAAATTTTTTAGATTGGAATGAGATGAAAGATGTAATAAAGTCGCATTGTAGTATGGAAAGATATGATAAAATAAATAAATTATATTATAGAGGACCGAATGCGGGTGCGGACAAACATAATCTAAGAAAATTGCTAGAAAAAGAACGAAAATTAAATACGTTTTATGATATTACTGTTGGCTCTTATACTGTACCTATTTATGAGTCTTGTAAATACAGATATTTAATTAATCTACCAGGAGATCAACCATGGTCTGCACGATATAAATATTACATGTTAATGAAATCATTAATGATAAATGTAGAGGTAATTCAACATTACGAGTTTTCAGAGAATGAACCATGGATAACATTTTTCGGGCAATTGTATAAAGAAAAAAAAGAATTTGTTAATCTGACGTATGAATGGTATCAAAACGACGCCGAAAAAAATAAAAAAAATTTAACTAAATTAGTAAATGAAATTAGAGAAACATACACTTATTATGAAGATAATCCTGAACTATATGATGAAATCGTAAAAAATGCATATAACAAAACAAATACAATCACATTGGACTTAGTATATGAATCTATGTTATTACTTATAAATGAATATGCAAAAAGATTTAATTAGTAATTACACGCGGTTTGCGTCTTTTAATAGGATCTTTATCTTTATTTTTATCTTTATTTTCTTTAACTTCTTTAACTTCTTTAACTTTTTTAACTTCTTTAACTTCTTTAATGGAATCATTATTGATATCAATGTTAAATATGAGTGAATTATCATTATGTTTAATAATATTAAGACTGTGAGATATATGATTATTAACTTGTTTCATATGTGTGATTAAAAATACAGTTGAATAATATTGTTTTAAAAAGACAAATAGTTCTTCAATAGATGCCATTCTACTAGCATCCAGAACACTAATAGATTCATCCATAAACATAATATTTGACTTTGGAATGACCGATATCTGGGCTATTATGATTTTAAAAACTAAATCAAGCATAAATGATTCCATACCACTAATCGTATGTATAATATTACCATTTTTTGATAAGATTGATAATTCAATCATATCACCATTCATTACCATGTTAATCGTCTTATTTATAAAAGGCTCTAATATATTATTAACCTTATTGGTAATTGTTTGCAACGATTCTGCTAATAAAAATAGTTGAACGCCATCACGACTAGTAAGCTTCGTTAATAGTTCATATATATTCATCTCTACTTTAATAATATCAAGTTCATTATTTGTTCTTTCAAGGTCTGTTATTAATTTTAATAGATTGTCTCGTTTAATATGCAATACACTCTTTAAATTTAATGTGTCTTTGATATCAGTATTAATATTTTTAATATCTTCTTTTAAAGAAGATATTTGTAAATTGATTTCATTATTATGAACTATATGTATTTTTAAATCATTATACGACCTAATTTTATCAGATATAGTTTCAAATTTTTTTGTATATTTATCAATATTATTTTCAATCTCATTTATTTCATTCATATTATTAGTAATAAGATCATTAAATTTGGAGTTTGACAATAAATTATTTTGTAAATTTTTAAAATTAATAACAATTTCATTGTTTGGTTGGTTGATATTATCTAGTTCCATTTTCAGTCCATTGATATTTTCGTTTATACCATCTATAACACCCATTATTTTATCATTTAAAATAATTGTTTCAAGATTAGTATTTATCTCTTTAATAATACTATTGTTTTTCATAATGTCATCAAATATAGTATCTAATAATATTTTAACATCAGTAATATCATTTATATCTATATTATACGGTTTTTTAATAATATCAATTTCATCATATAGATCTTCAATCTTATCTTGAATATTGTTGTTATGACTCAATTTACCTTTGACATTATTATACACATCTATATCATTGTCTATTTCTAATATTTTTTCATTTGTTGAATTAATTAAAACATTCAACTCTTGTAATTTGGAATTATTAGAAGTCAATTCATCATTCAAATTCATAAATATATATTGTTGTGAATTATAGTTATTATAAATAGTTTCAATTGAAGCATTAAATGTTGTTGAAATAACAGTTATATTGTCATATTCACACCGTAAATCATTTATTTTTTTATTATTTTTATTAATTTGTTCTTGTTTTTCATTATTAGAATTTATAATTAGGATGTTATTTAATATATCATCTAATTCAACAGTTAGCTCATTATTAATTTTCTCAAAATAATTAATTAACAGTTTTACTTTATTTATTGTTTGATATGTATTCTTGTTGTTATCTAGTTGTTTCTTAATATTGTTAATTTTTTTATGTGTTTTAATGTCTGCAATAATATTGGTATAAATATTGTTATTATTTGCATATTCTTTTTCAAATAATACTATTTTATTATATTCTTTAATAAAATTATTATCGTCTATATTTTTATCTAAAACAACATTTAATGATTGTTTAATTATATTAACATTATTTTTAATTGTTTCAAAACTTGTTGGTATATACGTTTTACTATTGATACATTTTACAACATTATTATTAATATCATCTAATGACTCATATATTAATGAAGAACTATCATTCTTCATCTTATGATATATAGATATAATATTATTCTTGTTGGCTAAATAATGGATTGTTTTTTCATCATTAAAATATTTTTCCATTGAACTTTTATTTATTTGTAAAGTATCGATACAATCATTACTATATAAATTTGCAGTTAGACTGCATAATTTATTTTGTAACAACTCATTATCTTCATTTAATTTATTTATATAAGATGTATTAAAATATAATTTATCATTGTCATCGATGGATAATGTATTTTCACATTGTTTATACACATTTTGTATATTTTCATGATTTTCATTTAACAGAGATAATATTTGAATTTGTTTAGTTAATAGAACGTCTAATTTAATATTACTATCAATATAAGTTAGACTAATCGGTTGAAGAGACATTATGGTATCAATGTCATTTGTGATTTTTGCTTGTTTATTTTTTTTATATTCAATAAAATCATTGTATTCTTTAACAATAATGTCTCTGAATTTAATCAAGTTTAATTTTTCAATATTGCGACTGATACTGTGTGATTTATTAGAAACATTTGCTTGTTCCTCAGAATAATTTGCTAACTGTGAAACAAGTTGTTTTTTTTCGTCTTGTATATTTTTTAATTCTTCATCATTATTAATTTTAATATTAGGTCCAATCTCATACATATTTTTAATCAATTCATTTATTTTATTGTAAATGTTTGAAATATTGTCATGAATATTGTTTAGTACAGCATTTGATTTGTTTGTCTCATCTAATTTTGTATTTAATTTATTTAGATCTGTTTCAGGAACGACATATAATTTTAATTTTTGTTTTTCATTGAAATAATTATTAATTTTATTCATAATATCATCTTGTTTTATTTTTAATTCATTATTATGTTTCTCAAATTTGTCAATAATTTCTTCTTGCATATCCACATTTATAATGGACGATTTAAAATTCATTATGTCATTTTTTAGTGCTATAATTTTATCGCGTTCGTTATTTATTTGTAATGTGATTTCATCTTGAGAATTTGTTAGATCTAAAATATTGATATCTTGAAAATTATCAATATGAAGAATATTAGATGTCAATGATTGGACCATATCGTATTTAGAATTAATGTCAAGTTCAAATAAGGTTAATTTTTCATCACAAGAGATAATTTGATTTTCGATATTAGAAAGTTCATTTTTAAGATCAGTGATAGATTTGGTATTATTGAAACTATTATAAATATTTTTAACAGTATTAAACTGAACTTTAAGAGCTTTATACCTGTCATTAATAATATTTTCGCATTTATTAAAGTAGGTTATTTTTAAAATTTGGCATAAAAAGTCTTTTTTCTGGACGTTAGTTTTACTCTTGAATGATTTATGCATACCTTGCAATAATACGGATGTAGTAATAAAATTATCGTATGTGCCAATGATTGGAACTAATACATTATCAGTACATAGACGATTTTCTTCAGTTAATGACTCTAAAATATATTCTTTGTCATGTAGTCTGAATATATCTTGTAATTTATTTTTATTTTCCTCTGTTTTTTCGATCATTTTGTATGTGAATAAATTACTAATGATATTAAATCTGGTGTCTGAGCCCTTGTAAGATCTTCGAGTACAATTTCTCTTTATCAGATATTTAATGTTATTAGATTCTATTATTAGTATTCCTTGTGCTTTATTTGTATTTACATTTACAATATCTTTTGGATTAGCAGATGCATCGTCTCTTGCAGAACGAGAAAATAACATATATGTTATAATATCAATAATAGATGATTTGCCAATAGCATTATCACCAAAAATACCAACAATCTCATTATTTGGATATTTTGTAAAATCAATCACATTGTTCGGACCATAGCCATACATGTTGTCAAATGATAACCATAATATCTTCCAATCACTATTTATATATTCTATTTCATTTTCTAAACTTTGTGTCTCTAATATGATTTTATTTAAGTATTCTAATATTTTTTCAATCATATCATCGGCGATGCCGTAAAAATTCATTTTCATATATCGTCTTATTAAATTATTGATATAGTCTGTATTATTTGTTAAACAATTGAGTTGATTTTCAAGTGTGAAATCTGTTTTAATATCGTTTTCAACTTCATGTTGAATATCAGTTTGGACTGTTATAGAATTATTTGATATATCATTTAATATATCAGCATCTAAAATTATTTCTTTTTTATAATACAATAGCCAAGTAATTGTTATCAAAGGATAAAGAGCATTTATTTGATTTTTTAACAATTCTCTATTTATTTTAGGTGCAATAACTTCATCAAAATCGATACGAACGAAACCACTATTAATATTTTTTAAACAATTATGAATAGAAACATCATCTAAAATAATAGATGGACTTTTATTGATGTTTTTGATATCAAATAATTCATTGATGTTTATTTTATGATACGCATAATCGTTTTTTATTTTATGATACTGCGATAAACCATCTAATATATTCCATTCCAAAAATCCATGATAATCATCTGTTTCAGTAAAATTTTGTGAAATTAAACTGGACGAATATGCAACCGTTTTATTTTTATCTAAATATTGAAATTTATGAATATCTCCTAACAATATATAATCGTACGTTAGACCAGAAATGGGACAAGCGAAATGTGATAATTTTTTACTACCTCTAAGTCTCGTTCCATATTCATTAATAATACAACCATCTACTGAACCATGATATAATCCAATATATTTTATATGAGAAATTTCATATGAAGATATATAATTATTAGATGTCAATACATCATTAACAATATTACGAGACATCATAAATTTATCAATAATAGATGATATTCCGAACACGATATTATTATAAATATAAACACCCGAATTAAGTAAATAATAAGTGTTTGTAATTGGTCTGTCTTTCAAGATAGCAGTAATAGAATCAATTTTATTATTATTTAGTTCAATAGTATCATGATTACCAGTAATAATTATTAATGGAAAAATATCAGATAGATTTTTTATAAAATTCCACGTTTGGATAATAGTATTTGGTTTAAGTTCATCTTTAGAGTGCAATAAATCACCACACAAACAGATTATGCAATTTGACTCTTGTTCTTTAATGTTTCTCAATTCAATATACAGTTTTTCAAATACTTGATTATATTCATCGTGCAATGTTGATAGTCTAATATGGATATCTGCAATGTGAATTATTTTTGAAATAACATTTTGACTATCTTTGAGAATACTAAACTTTGGCTTATAATTTATAGACACATTATCAACATTAATCATTTTACTCAATTTATTAGTGATTGATAACTCATCATCCATCATTTGAACTTTTATATCTTCCGTTTTTGGTTGGATTATAGGCTCATTTGTAGGTTCATCAATAATCTCATTATCTGCTTCATTATTTTTTCGAACTTTTCTTTTAGGTTTTAATTCAAGTTCTCTAATTCGTAATGCCTCTTTTTCTTGTTTAATTCTAATTTTTTCAGCTTGTTGTTGTTCTTTGACTATTTTGGCAGCTTCACGTTCTTCTTTACGTTTTTTTATTTCTTCAATCTTGACCTGTTTATTATGTTGTTCCACAGTAATAAATGATTTGTTTGATGACATGGCTATATATTTTAATATATTCATTACTTTAAAACAGTAATAATTTTTATCAATTTTTATTGAATATTATTTATGTTAAACCAACATTATACAACATATAAATATATATATGTATATATATATTTATTAAAACAAATGAACTTCTTTAATTTAAGACTATCTCAACCAACAGTTATGTCGGTCAGAGATAAAGAATTGAGTGATGCAAAATATAATTTATTTGTAAATAAAGATCGATATGAGAGTGCCAGATTAAGATATATTGGAGATAGAGAATTAACAAATATTCAAAAGGACAAAATAATGAGACCACAATTAGAACGTATTTTAAGATGTTATATAAAATTATTATACACATATGATAAATATGAGCCGGAAACAGTAGAGATTGATAAATTAGTTGAAGAAGCAAATAAACTTCAATTAAGATTATATAAATGCAAATAAAAAATGAAAAAAAAATATATAAATAGAATGCTATAATTATAATAGTATTGGATGATAACAACTGATTTAGATTTAAAACATATAATAAAATTCAGAAGATTATCGAACATATGGAAAATTGGCAAAACAGTTGATGGAAATATATATTATTATAACAGGATAACAAAAAAATCACAATGGAATTATCCAGAAAACTGTCAAAACTATCATAAAGAGATGCGATTAATATCAAATATTATGAAATCAATTGCGTCATTAAAATTTGTGCCGAACGCTGAGCCTCTTTCAAATAAACAGTCAAAACAAGTATATGAATGTAAAAGTTCAGCAAAATGGATATGTGGAAGAACGGTAGATGGAAAAAATTACTATTATAACACAGAAACCAAAAAATCACAATATGAATTACCGATATTGAAAGAAACAGATACAAATCTAAAATATGTGTTTGTTCCGGCAGAAAAAAATTAATTATATATAGATATATATATATATATATATATATATATATATATATATATAAAAAAATAGAGATATTTTAAAAAACAAAAATTATTTACAAAAAAAAAAGAAAAAAA